CAACGCTAAATCTAAAGCGGTGATGTAGGTTGCCAAATAGCTCTCGTGAGGGATGTTCGCTTGTTGCAATGTAATCTCATTGCTTACTCCTTCGGCTCTGTCAGATGCTATCTTGATGAATCGATTGTCGAATGCGTTCGGCTTCATGAACGACCCTGTTCGTGGGTCCCGTGGAAGCAACGATTCGGGGATATATTCTTTTGTTCGACCACTTCGAAGTGCATCCATCCATTGAGACCACGACTCATCCAACGCATCGAATGTGTCCGTCTTTCTGTCAAAGATGGATTCGCCTCGTCCTCGTTCAACATCAGATTCAAAGATGCTAAATGGTACGCATAGAATCAAATGCTTGTCGAACGTGAAGTCGTTGATGTCTTGTGTGTATTCAGTCGAATGAATATCCAATTCAGCATCGCCACGATATAGCTTGTTCGTTACATATCCGAATCCATAATGTTCTTCTAGTGTATATGTTTGCTTGTTCTCGTCAAATCGAGTAGTGAAGACGACCTCATGCAATCGTCCACGCTTGTTCTTGATTTGGATCCGCTCACCACTTACCCATTCAATGATTGGATATTGTGAGACCGTAGAATCAAACGAGATTCTGAATGCTCCATCACCAATCACAAGAGCATCTTTTACCGCTTCTTTCAATTGTTTCTTGAAGTTGTTATCTTCTGCGATGCTCTCCCACAAATCTTGATGTTTGGATTCATCGAATTCCAAATCATTCATGTCGTAAAGCACCGCATCTCTCAAGACCTTCACGATGATTCCCGGGAGTCCCGTGTGAATCTTTCTGATTTCTTGTCCCGGAGTTGAATGTGCACCCCAGAAGCTCAATCGTGTCGTTGATAGTTGAGAGTAAAGTTGTTGCAACTCGTAGGACTTGCCACGATACCAAATTCGATTCTTAGCAGCATTGTCCTCGAATGTCATCTCTTCATTGATGACAATCGCACTCGGTTGAGCTTTCTCAATTCTCAAAAAGCTCCTCATTCCATTTCTAATCATATTCACCAACCCCATCGTCTTCTATTTCTCCTCTCTGTTCTCCAATCATTCGCTTGTAAGGTAGCCACGCATATTGATTCGCATTGATTGTGTGGTCGTTCTTGTCTTCGGGTGCTTCTTTCGTTTCTTGCCACGAATAAGCATTCATCTCTTTGATGTGCTCCACACAATCTTCAACGACTAAATAGAATCCTCGAGCAATCCAACCAATTTGAAGGTTGATTCTGTCGATGATTTTTGTTTTCTTATAAGCGTTTATAAAATTGTATATTGTTCCATATTGCCTTTTGTATTTGTTTAATTCTGTGATTGTCGCTTGGTCTGCCGAATCGATAAACGCATCTCGACAGAAGCCCCATTCCTCAGAGTTACGGTCAAGGAATGCGATGAACATCTCAACCGTGTCCGATGGAGCGATTGGCGTGTCTAAGTCCGCATTGTTGTAGACTTGTTCGGCTAGTGTAACCAAATGCCCGTCATCCGTGATGCCTTGGAATATCATTGCAATCGTATCTGGGCTCTTGGAAGAGTAAGCTGTATCGAGCCCAGCTGAGAACATCACATAATTGAATTTCTTTGCTTGAGCTTTTGTGATTACGTTCTTCTTACTGTCGAAGTTAGGGAAGACGAGTCCTGTTGCACGACCTCGAAGTCCTTGAATCTTGTTCTTGTACATCTTTGTCCCAAGTGGAACCGAGTCGATTTTCTTTTGAATGTCCTTATCACTCAAAGATTTGTTGTCTTTAAACGTAAAGAACCAATATCTCCATTTGGGATTGTGTCGTTCTTTCAAGTCAGCCATAATCTCACGAGGTACATCCTTCTCGTATTTCTTGTAAGGACGAGAGCGATTGATGAATTCCTTGTACACAGGAAGGTCAGGATTGTCGGGATTGAGTGTAGCCATCAAATAGTCGTTACGAGCTGAGACCTCACGGACGAATTCGATGTTCGCTGTGTTGACCTCATCGATGTACACACACCCATATTGCCCACCAAGAGCGAGCTGCCATTTCTCTTTCGTGTCGTATCCAAGAATGTAGATGATTTTGTCCTCGAATTTGATGTGGGGGATTTTGTAGTCCTTATCCCCGTTACCAAAATAAAAAGCATCCCGATGGATGTCGAGGATGCCATTGTCTTGATTGATTAAGTTCTTCTCAGCAACACCGACAGTCTTCGCTGCGATGATGTGGAACTTCTTCTTGCTCCTTGAGACCATACGCATGAACTTTACTCCAAGCCCCACCGTTGTCTTTCCTGCGGCTGTCGTGCCTTCAAGGAAGTCCGCATCCACGTTTTCGACCGTGTTGCAAAAATCGATGTATTTTTGAGATAGTGGGAAGCTATTCATCGAGCCCACTTCCTCCTAATTGGGTCACGATGTCATCGAATTTCGGTTTCGATTCAATCTGAGCGTTGATGTCTACACGATCCGTGAACGTTCCATATCGTTTGCCTAGAAGCTCCGCCGCTCGTGTTCTCGATTGTACGTTCGGGACCGCTTGGATAACCTTTTGAGTTCCTTCACCATCCAACACCAAAAGAGGCTCGGTCTTCTCACCACGCATCACGCTTGTCAAATATTGAAGGACTTCTTCTTGTGTTGCAATCTTCTCAGATTCGAGTTTTGTAAGTCGTTCATCGATGTAGTTTTTTATTGTAGTGTTTTGTAGTAGCTTGTTTGCGTTAGTGTTTGCGTATTTTGAACTATAACCAGCCCTGATTGCTGATTGAGTCGCATTCCCTGTGATGATGTACTCATCCGCAAATCGTTGTTGTTTCAATGTCATTTTCGTCATTTTCCATCACCTCATTTCTATATTTTAACCAACAAAAAACCTCGGGAGTGGAGACCCGAGGAAAAAATAAATGTAGGAGTTTTCACATTATGACAAGATGATACCGTTTCTTACACCTTTTCACAATATCAATATATCACGTTTTTCTCGTGACAAACACCGTTTTCTGTCACTACTAGAATTTTTCACCCAATTTGATGAGTAAAATCTCACACGCTAAGTTGCAAGCGTTCATGATGACATTTCGGTTCGTGAAATGTTTCTTCGCAAGTGAGCGATAGTCGTATACATCATCGAAGTAATATTCTGTGACAAATTCTCTTTGTTTTTCATCAAGCTCTTCGAGAGTCTCTTCCACACATCGCTTCCAAAAGAGACGATTCTGAATGTACTTGTCACTCTCAAATCGAATGAGCTCGTTTTCCGCTGCTTTCGAATTCGTTCCCTTAGCACGGATCCACGCATTCACATCTTCTTCCTTATGGCATAACATATCGAATTTTCTCGATGTGATTTCTTTGTCATAATATGGATACTCTCTGAATCGAATCTCAGCGATTTTCTTATCTTTCATTC